AAGTGTCTAGAAAGTTACTAACAACACTAAGTAATCTAGGGAGATGAATACGAGATGTCTCTTAGTAAAAAAGAAGATGAGCTTCCTAAAAGGAGACGTCCACCAGCCACAACACCGGAAGCTCGAGAAAATCAATTAATATCTCTTGCTGTTGACTTGGCGGAGAAACAACTCGCTAAAGGAACGGCTTCTTCTCAAGTTATAACTCATTATCTAAAAATGGGCTCGACGAAAGAGCGAATAGAGAAAGAGATTCTTGAAAAGCAAAAGGAACTAATACAGGCAAAGACCGACGCTATTCAATCCACCAAAAAAGTAGAAGAGTTATACGCCAACGCACTTTCTGCCATGAGAACTTATAGTGGACAGGAGGATATGAATGATTAGCACGTACCGATAGGAGGACGGTATGAAAAGGATTCAACATAAAGGTAGAGCTTATCTGGTATCGAACCCAAGACTATATAATGGTGGCCCGAAGTACACGTGTGACGCGTGGACTACGAAGGTAAAACGAGACTCTGATGGAAATAAAAGAAGATGTCCAAACCATAAAGTCAAAGGTGTCTGGTCACTAAATGATTTAGCAAAAATTTTTATAGATGGATTCGGAACGTATGAATAGGATAATCGAATAAAGTGGATGGGGACATATTGTATGCAAAAAATTATGATAAAAACGCATCGAGAACTATTAAGATTTAAAACTTTTGAAGAAAGATATAATTATTTACGCCTCAGTAGTTCTATAGGACAACCCACATTTGGGTATGACCGTTATTTAAATCAGATGTTGTATGGATCTCAGAAATGGAAACGAACCCGAGACAACATTATCATCCGCGATGATGGTTGCGATCTCGGCGATGGAGATTACAGGATCCATGGTCGTATAATAGTTCATCATATGAATCCCATCACAATCGAGGATGTCGAGGAAGATCGCGATGTTGTTTACGACCCTGATAGTTTAATTTGCACAACCCATAATACCCACAACGCAATCCACTATGGAGATGCGTCACTACTACCACAACTTCCAAACGAAAGAAGACCAAATGATACTTGTCCGTGGCGCTAACAAATTAAAATGGGAGGCTAAATCATGAGGAGCTATAACAAGATACCAAAGGCGGTAACCGCTGATGTGATTACTGCTATCGTAGAACCAACAACCGTAGAAATACCTAAAGAACCCACACTCGCTACAGTATCCAACTGTTCACGTTTGAATGTTCGTGCGGATCCTAATAAACTTAGCGACGTAACGGGTGTTTTAAACGCCGGTGATACCATTTTTGTAGGGAGTATTCACGAAGGTTGGGCACATATCAAGACAAATTCTGGTATAGAGGGTTATGTTATGGGCGCATATATAAAGGAGGATTAGTGTGGACAGTATCCTTGTCTCGGTTAAAAAAATGCTCGGTGTCGGCGAGGAATACACTCACTTTGACCCCGACATTATACTGGATATTAATGCGGTCTTAATGGGTCTGATGCAAATCGGAGTAGGTCCTTCTGGTGGTTTTATAGTAACCGGCGAGTCGGAAACCTGGAATGGTTTACTTGGCGATAGGATTGACCTGGAAGCTACCAAGACGCTTATCTATTTAAAAGTACGATTGTTATTCGATCCACCAACGAGCTCTTTCGTTCTTGAGGCGATAGAACGACAGATAACAGAGTTTGAATGGCGACTCAATGTTCAAGTAGAGAAAGGAGAAATGTAAGATGTATAATCAAGAATTTTTAAATCATGTCGGCGTCTTAGGTATGCGTTGGGGGAAAAGGACAAAATCAGCTAAGCCTTCTCTTATCGGTCCACGTGGAAATAAAGTACTTCTTAAATCAAGCGAAGATCATATTAAAAAAACTAATCTTATGAGTAAAAAAGTACACGAAATGAGTAATGAACAATTAAGAGAGTTTACTAATCGTCTTCAACTTGAAAAACAATTTAGAGATCTCAAACCGAGTAAGGTTACAAAAGGCTTAAACCATGTTAAAAAAGTAACTGCTGCCGGAACAACGATTGCTGGGCTTTATGCCCTTTCTAAAACCCCCCTAGTCCAAGACCTTGCTAAAGCTGTAAAGACCCACATGAAATAAGGTGCGTTATGACATTATCAAACACAGCAACACCTAAATACTATAAACAGTTTCGTGACTCTGTGATAAAAGGTGAGATGCCAGTTAATAAGGAAATTTCCATGGAAATGAATCGGATCGATGCCCTCATAGAAAATCATGGTATGTATTACGATGATAAAGCTGTTGATGGTTTCGTCGAATACTGTGAGAAAGAACTTACCCTTACAGATGGAGCAGACTTAGTGTTACTGGATTCATTTAAATTATGGGCGGAGCAAATATTTGGGTGGTACTATTTTGTTGAGAGGAGTATCTATAAACCATCGCCGGATAATCATGGCGGTAAATATATCCGTAAGACGATTAAGAAACGTTTGATAAATAAACAGTATTTGATAGTGGGTAGGGGGGCAGCTAAATCACTATATGACTCCTGCATTCAATCTTATTTTCATAATGTGGATACTACAACAACCCATCAAATTACTACCGCGCCAACAATGAAACAAGCAGACGAAGTGATGTCTCCAATTCGCACTGCTATTATTCGCTCAAGAGGGCCTCTATTCCAATTTTTAACCGAGGGCTCTTTGCAAAATACAACTGGCTCACGAGCTAACCGCATGAAGCTTGCGTCTACAAAAAAAGGTATTGAAAATTTTTTAACTGGTTCCGTTATAGAAGTTCGACCTATGAGCATTGATAAACTTCAAGGTTTAAGACCTAAAGTCTCAACCGTTGACGAGTGGCTTTCTGGTGATATTCGTGAAGACGTCGTTGGTGCAATCGAACAAGGAGCTTCTAAACTTGATGACTATCTAATCATCGCTACGAGTTCCGAAGGAACCGTTCGAAACGGTAGTGGGGACACAATCAAAATGGAATTGTTAGACATTCTAAAAGGGGATTACATAAATCCTCACGTTTCTATTTGGTGGTACAAGTTAGACGACGTTAAGGAAATCAATGATCCGTCGACTTGGTTAAAGGCAAATCCTAATATTGGAAAAACCGTAACTTACGAGACCTATCAATTAGACGTCGATAGAGCCGAGAAAGCTCCGGCTTCTAGAAATGATATTCTAGCAAAAAGATTTGGCATTCCAATGGAAGGCTACACATACTTCTTCACGTACGAAGAAACATTACCACATCGTAATCGTAATTTCTGGTCTTTACCATGCGCGTTGGGCGGGGACCTATCTCAAGGTGACGACTTCTGCGCATTTACATTTTTATTCCCATTATCGAATGGGACCTTTGGTGTAAAGACAAGATGTTATATTACATCGTTAACTCTTATGAAACTACCAGGTGCCATGCGAATTAAATATAACGAGTTTTTAGACGAAGGTAGTTTAATGGTCCTCGAGGGCACAGTTCTCGATATGATGGAAGTGTATGACGATCTCGATAAGTATATTCTAGATCAAAGTTACGATGTGCGTTGTTTTGGTTTCGACCCATATAATGCAAAAGAGTTCGTAACAAGGTGGGAGAATGAAAACGGGCCTTACGGAATTGAAAAGGTAATACAAGGCGTTAAAACTGAATCGGTACCATTGGGCGAACTTAAAATTATGGCCGAAGAGCGCATATTAATATTCGATCAAGTGCTTATGTCGTTTGCTATGGGCAACAGTATAACGCTCGAGGATACAAATGGTAATCGCAAATTATTAAAGAAGCGTTACGAGCAAAAGATCGACAGCGTTTCTGCACTTATGGACGCATATATAGCGTATAAAGCAAATAAAGAAGCTTTTGAGTAGGCATATTATTAAGAAAGCGGGATAAATTGAATGGCTTTTTATAGAAAGAAACCTGTCGTAATTGAGGCGATACAATGGGGCGGAGATAACGTAACAGAGATTAAATTATTTGTTGGAAAAAACCTAAAGGTATCTTGCCCGCCCAGGAGTATGGAACTAGATAGAGACATACCAAAAGAGGCGTATACAATTATCATTCCTACATTGGAGGGGGATATGACAGCTTCTAAGGGAGACTTTATCATTAGAGGCGTAAGTGGCGAGTTCTACCCATGTAAACCAGATATATTCGAAAAGACATATGAATTATTTTAAGAAAAAGGAGCGAATAAACCATGAACAACTTAACCAGCATGGAAGTGGCGCATTTAAACAACATAAATACCAATACCCAAAGAATGACGTTAGGGGAAAAAATCAAATCAATCATTGACGCTGTTAATAACGTGGTAGTTTCGGGTACGGCCGTAAACGCTGTAAACGCCGCAGAAAACCTGGCGATATCAGGTGTCGTAATTCATGGGGAAACTGTGACTATTAATAATCCAGCCGCCACAGGAACTGATGTGTATGAATTTCTAACAGATACTGCGCAAACAAAAACCGCACCAACGAATATCGCGGTTAACATCGCAGCTAACACCATAAAGCCATCCGGGGTATTAACCATCGCCGTCCAACCAACGAGCGGCGATACCATGACTATCGGAACAAAAGTGTACACCTTCGTTCCCGTTGGAACAAATACCGCTGATGGTGAAATTTCAATTGAAACTGATTTAGCTACCTCGAAATTGGCGATTGTAGCTGCGATCAATGGCGTGGATGGAATTAACGAGTCACACAACCTAGTTTCTGCTGCTAATTTCGTAGTAGATGATTGTATAATTACAGCTTTAATTGGAGGCGTCTCTGGTGACATTATTGCTACAACCGAGACATTCGCGGCAGGAACAAACATTTTTGCTGGCGCAACATTAACATCCGGCGCAGATTGTACGGCCGCAAATGCAGTTACTGCACTCGTAGCATCCATCACTACATCTGATACACAAGGAGTTGGAGCCGCCGATGGTGCAGGAGACAGCGTGGATATTACAGCAGATGTCGCTGGGGTTATTGGTAATGCGATTGTTATTGGCGAAACGATGGCTAACGGGGCATTTACTGGAGGGGCCGTTGTGTTATCAGGGGGTATCGACGGTACAGTAGGAGTTATAAATACTATGATGATTGACGATACCTATCTTTATAAATGTGTAGCCGCAAATGCAACTTCCGGTAAAAATTGGAGACGTATTTCTCTTGGTTCTGCTTATTAAGAAAGTATCAATTCAAAATGAACCATAATCAACTACAACACTACGGCATCTTAGGTATGCATTGGGGGAAAAGGGACTCTTGCTGGTAAGAAATATTACGATTATGCATCTAAAAAGTAAAGGTGGTACATTATGAGGATAGCCTTGAATGTTCGACTTAAGGAGGTGAAAAGATGTATGAAACATTTGGTTCTAGATTAAAGCATGCCTGGGATGTTTTCTTCAACAAGGACCCGTATAAATACTACAGGGACGATGGCGTGGGGTATTCACATAGACCAGATAGGGCTCGACTAACCAGAGGTAACGAACAGTCTATTGTAACTTCGATTTATAATCGTATAACATTAGACGCATCGGCCATCGCTGTCAACCACGTCAGATTAGATCAAAATGATAGATTTGTATCGGTTGTGGACTCTGGATTAAATGAATGTTTAACAACCTCATCCAATATCGATCAGACAGGACGGGCCTTTATGCAGGATGTGGTCATGTCCATGCTTGATGAGGGGTGTGTGGCTATTGTTCCAACGGATACCACTTTTGACCCAAAGATAACCGGCTCATACGATATCAATTCGATGCGAACTGGTAAGATTTTAGAGTGGTTCCCAAAGAGTGTCCGAGTCCGAGTCTATAACGAGAAAACTGGGTTGAAAGAGGATATTACAGTCCCTAAAAGTACAGTGGCGATTGTTGAGAATCCCCTATATGCTGTTATCAACGAACCAAATTCAACACTAAAACGATTGGTTTCTAAACTGAATTTATTAGATTCAATAGATAACCAGAGTGGGTCTGGAAAATTGGATTTAATTATTCAATTACCATATGTCATTAAGACAGAAGCGAGGCGTCAACAGGCCGAAACTCGGCGTACGGATATAGAGAATCAATTGGCCGGTTCTAAATATGGCATCGCTTACACTGATGGGACAGAGCGTATCACTCAATTGAATCGCCCTGTCGAGAACAATCTAATGAGTCAGATTGAATTCCTAACGAGTATGCTATATAGCCAGTTAGGATTCACTCAGAGTATATTAGATGGGACTGCCGACGCGAAGACGATGCTTAACTATTATAATCGGACCATTGAACCTATTATCTCAGCAGTTGTTGATGAGATGAAAAGAAAATTTCTCACAAAGACAGCGCGAACCCAAAAGCAATCGATAGCGTTCTTTAGAGATCCATTTAGACTTATGCCTATAAATGACTTGGCCGAGAGTGCTGATAAATTTACTAGGAATGAGATACTTTCATCCAATGAAGTCCGGGCCATAATTGGTTATAAACCATCAGATGACCCAAAATCGGATGCGCTGATTAACAAAAATATAAATAATCAGAATGCACAACCGATAACTACAAATTAAAAAGGAGAGAATGAAATGGAAAAGAGTTATGATTTTAGTGGATGGGCCACTCGTAATAATCTTAAATGTTCCGATGGAAGAACCATTCTGAAAGATGCGTTTAAACATAATGATGGACAAGTGGTCCCCATGGTGTGGAATCATCAACACAACGATCCGCATAATGTATTGGGGCACGCGTTGCTGGAAAATCGTAAAGAGGGTGTTTATGCATATTGCACTTTCAACGATACAGAAGTAGGAAGGAATGTAAAACTTCTGGTTCAACATGGCGATGTCTCGGCGTTATCTATATATGCCAATCAACTTAAACAACAGGGCGGTAGTGTTTTACATGGGGCGATTCGCGAAGTGAGTTTAGTGCTCGCCGGAGCAAATCCTGGAGCATTTATCGATTCTGTCATGAGTCATGGCGAAGAATCTGACGAAGAAGCATTCATCTATACGGGTGAAAAGCTATCATTGTTCCATGCCGATGAGACCGATAAAACCGATGATGAAGAAACTATAGCCGATGTATTTGATACTCTTTCCGAGAAACAGAAAACCGTAGTATATGCTATGCTTGGACAGGCTCTCGGTGAAAATTTAGAAGGGGGAAATGAAGAAATGAAACAAAATGTATTTGACAAAGAGGATAAAAAGGACACTCTTAGCCACGTTGATATGGTGGGCATCATTGCTGACGCCAAACGGTATGGAAGCCTGAGAGACGCTGTTCTAGCGCACGGTATCGAGAACATTGATTATTTATTCCCAGACGCACAAAACGTAATGAACGATCCACAATTCATCCAGCGGGATATGGGCTGGGTACGAAAAGTAATGACTGCTGTACACAATACGCCTTTCTCACGTATCAAATCAATCTTAGCCGATATCACCGAGGCCGACGCTCGGGCTAAAGGTTACGTCAAGGGTAATCTGAAAATTGAAGAGGTTTTCTCTTTATTGAAGAGAACTACCAGTCCAACCACTATTTATAAAAAACAGAAACTTGATCGTGACGATATCGTGGATATCACAGATTTTGATGTCGTTGCGTGGTTGAAGTCCGAAATGAGAACAATGCTTGATGAAGAACTTGCTCGCGCAGTTCTCGTTGGAGATGGACGTCTAAATTCCTCCGACGATAAGATCAATGAGCAAAACATCCGACCAATTTGGACAGATGCGGATTTGTATACAATTAAAACCCCCGTTGAGCATGCCGCTAATGCCACCGCAGATCAAAAAGCAAAAGCGTTCATCCGCGCAGCCGTTAAATCTAGAAAAAACTATAAAGGCTCGGGGTCACCAATCCTATACGCCACCGAGGATATCCTTACCGACTGCCTGTTAATGGAGGACACAACAGGTCGGGTGATTTATGACTCTGTTGATAAATTAGCCACGGCTCTCCGGGTTAAGGAGATTATCACAGCCCCCGTGATGGAGGGTCAAACTAGAGTCGGAGCCGACACTAAAACGTATACTCTTGCCGGAATCATTGTTAACTTAACCGACTACAATGTTGGCGCCGATAAAGGTGGAGCGGTCAATATGTTTGACGATTTCGACATTGATTATAATGCTCAGAAGTATCTTATTGAAACTCGTTGTTCCGGAGCACTAATCAAACCTTACGCTGCAATTGCGCTAGAGTTTGTAGAGGCCGCTGCTGGTTAATAATTAAAAGATAAACCGCACTTCGTACCGAAGGAGCTTCAAAATGGCAAAGTTTTATGGAATAATCGGATACGGTGAAACTAGTGAAACGGCGATCGGCGTGTGGACGGAGGTTATAACGGAGCGAAACTATTCTGGCGACGTTGTAAAAGTCTCAAGACGTTGGCAGGCAGGGGAGAATCTAAATGATGATCTGACCGTAAATAACGAAATCAGCATATTAGCCGATCCTTTCGCCTATCAAAATTTTCATGCGATGCGTTATATAAAATGGATGGGAGCCTCTTGGAAGATCGTTAAAATAGATGTTCAGAGACCCCGCCTAATCCTATCGATTGGGGGTTTGTATAATGGGGAAGAGGGTCCAACTTCAGGTACTTCTTGAGAGTATCATGGGGGGCGCGAATGTTTATTATCAACCCCCCGAAACCGTTAAGTTAAAATATCCGTGTATAATTTACGCACGAAGTTCAGTTAAAACTAAATTCGCAGATGATAATCCATATAATCATCAAACCGAATATCAGGTAACCGTAATCGACAGAGACCCGGATAGTTTAATTCCGGGAAAAATTGCGGAACTTCCCATGTGTTCTTTTGGACGACACTATACATCGGATAATCTTAATCACGACGTATACAATCTTTATTACTAAGAGGAGGATTTAATACATGAGTAAACTTGTTTGGGATGTAGTTGGAGAAAGACTTTATGAAACAGGTGTTAAAAACGGCGTACTCTATGTCAAGGCGTCAAACGGAACCTATCCATTAGGGGTTGCTTGGAACGGTTTAACCGGTGTTACCGAAAGTCCTTCGGGGGCAGAACCCACCCCACTCTACGCGGATGATGTTAAATATCTTAACCTTATATCGGCAGAGGAATTTGGTGCCACAATTGAAGCCTACACTTATCCGGATCAGTTCGCTCAATGTGATGGTTCGGCGGAACTCGCTACCGGAGTCATGATCGGACAACAAATCCGAAAAGAATTTGGTATGGCATATAAGACGATATTGGGTAACGATACCGATGGTGCCGATCACGCATATAAACTCCATCTAGTCTATGGTGCGTTAGCTGCCCCATCCGAAAAAGGATATCAAACGGTAAACGATTCGCCAGAAGCAATCACATTCTCTTGGGAAGTAACCACTACGCCGGTTGAAGTTACCGGAAAGAAACCCACGGCGTCTTTGGTAATCGACTCGGCAAAGGTAGACGCGGCAAAACTCGCTGCGCTTGAGTTAATTCTTTATGGAAACACTGGTGTGGATCCACGTCTCCCACTGCCTGATGAGATTACAGCTCTATTTGCATCGGCTGCTCCATCCGCATTAGCGCTGTCGACCATCGTTCCTGCTGACGCAGCTACCGCAGTTGCTGTTGCCGCTAACATTGTTATCACATTCAATAACAAAGTAGCCGAAGAAGCCATTGTTATCACTACACAAGCTGGTGTACTTGTACCCGCAACAAAAGCTTGGGATACTGCAGGTAAAATTCTAACATTAGATCCAACATCAAACCTAGCAGCCGCCACCACACATCTTGTTATTGTCAGCGGTGTATCGGATATTTATGGTCAAACCCTCGCTCCATCCGTCAAGAAGTTTACAACGGCGTAACCCACCCTCTCCTTTATTTAAAGAGCTCTCTGAAATATGGGGGCTCTCCTTTTAAATTGAAAGGGGCATCCTATGCCAAATCGAGTACAGTTTAAATGTGTCAAGAAACAAATGACGAGGGGCGGTTGCGATATCGCTCTACAGACGGTGACAGAAGGTAGTCCTGAGAATGAGAAATTCTTTAAATACGATCCAGCCGGACAAATCGCTTTATATGCGGTAAATGCTGAAGCCGCCGGCATATTCGAGGAAAACAAGGCCTATTATTTCGACATCACACCGGCCGACTAAAACCACCAAACTTTGAAAGGGGTTAACACCAAATGTTAATAAAAAAAATCACTTACATCGATTTCGATGGAAACGAAAGAACTGAGGACTTCTACTTTAACCTCACGAAAGCCGAAGTTGCCGAAATGGAAATGTCCACTGAAGGCGGCCTAGCTAAGATGCTATCTAAGATCGTGTCCGCCCAGGACTCAAAACGAATTATTGAAGTGTTCAAAGATCTAATCCTTAAGGCCTATGGCGAGAAATCCCCTGATGGGAAAAGGTTCATAAAGACACAAGACCTTAGAGATGCATTCTCGCAGACTGAGGCCTACAGCGAGCTGTTCATGGAACTAGCTCTTAACGCTGATGCCGCTGCCGCTTTTGTAAATGGGATTGTGCCGATAACCCCTAATAAATAAGTCTAATACGGGAGGTCAGACGAATGCTAAAGATCACTATACCAGCAGTCGAGCAATACGACGAAGCGAACAACGAATTTGTCTCGTCAAAAGAACAGACATTACAATTAGAGCATTCGCTGGTCTCCCTTTCAAAATGGGAGTCAAAATGGCTCAAACCGTTCCTCTCTAAAGAAGAAAAAACAGTCGACGAGACAATCGATTACATAAGATGTATGACCATAACCCAAAATGTGGATGATAAAGTTTTCACTTTTATATCTAACGATAATACCATTCAAGTAAGAAAATACATAGAAGCTGATATGACAGCCACAACTTTCTCTAACGAGAAAAGGGGAATTAATAGAGAAGTTATAACAGCGGAAATAATATATTATTGGATGATAGCAATGAATATTCCATTTGAATGTCAGAAATGGCATCTTAATAGGTTATTAACGCTCATCAATGTATGTAGCATAAAAAATCAACCTCCTAAGAAGAGGGGTAAAAAAGAACTCATGAATCGTAATGCGGCATTGAATGCTGCTCGTAGAGAATCATTAGGTACAAAAGGGTGATGTTGAATGATTAATGTTAAGACTAGCGGGGACTTTAAGAATACAGAAAGGTTCTTAACTCAAGCATCAAAAATTAATTACCCGGCAATTTTAAAAAAGATTGGACAAGCCGGGGTGATCGCCCTTGCCTCGAATACACCTTTTGATTCGGGTTTAACAGCCGATTCATGGAAGTATGAAATTCATCGAACGCGGTCTTCATTAACAATTACCTGGACAAATTCAAATGTTGTAGACGGAGTACCAATAGCCATAATTATACAATACGGCCATGCTACCCGAAATGGTAGTTATATTCAAGGCCGGGACTATATAAATCCAGCATTGCGACCGATATTCGACAGCGTGACAAACGAGATATGGGAGGAGGCGACTAGATAATGCCAAACGTCGACGAACGAGTTGTTGAACTTAAGTTATATAATCAACAATTCGAGAACGGGATTCGAACCAGTGTTGAATCTCTTAAGAATCTTAAGAGCGGTCTTGATTTAGACGGAGCGACAAGAAGTTTATCCAAATTAGATCGAGTTGGAAAAAGTTTCTCCCTCGCAGGTATAGCCGAAAACATCGAGCTTATATCCGATAGGTTTTCAAATCTCGGAATTATTGGTGATACCGCCCTTACCAATCTCGCAGACAGTGCTGTAAATTCTGGTAAGCGAATCATTATGGCTCTTACAATTGACCCTATTAAAATGGGGTTAACGGAATACGAAACCAAAATGGGAGCAATTCAGACAATTCTTACTAACACGGCTAGTAAAGGATCATCCTTAGAGGATATCAACGAAGCATTAAATGAATTAAACGAGTATTCGGACAAAACCATTTATAACTTTGCAGAGATGGCTAAGAACATAGGTACATTCACCGCCGCAGGTGTTGGACTTAAAGAGTCAGCCATAGCAATTAAAGGCATCGCTAACCTTGCGGCTGGGTCGGGTTCAACTTCTGAACAAGCGTCTACTGCAATGTATCAGTTATCTCAAGCCTTGGCGGCAGGAAAAGTATCTCTAATGGATTGGAATTCCGTTGTTAACGCGGGCATGGGCGGTGAGCTATTTCAGAAAGCCTTGGAGAAGACCGCTAAGGAACTTGGAAACGGTCGAAACATGGCCGTATCATTCAGAGATTCATTACAAGATGGATGGATAACCACCGCCGTATTAACAAAAACGTTGGCTAAATTCGCTGACGACGAATCATTAGTAAAGGCCGCGACACAAGTTAAAACTTTCACGCAATTGCTAGATACCATGAAAGAATCGGTTCAATCCGGTTGGGCTCAAACTTGGGAAAACATTATTGGCGATAAAGGTCAATCGGCTGAGATGTTAACCAAGCTTAACAACGCATTCGGAGAGATTATTGGACCGGCAACTGAAGCCAGAAACGAGATGTTAAAATTCTGGAATCAGAACGGTGGACGGGATGCTCTAATAGAGGGTGTCACTAATGCCTTAAAGGGTCTCGGCGGTATTCTTAAACCAATCGGCGAAGCTTTTAGAGAGATCTTTCCGGCCATTACAGGCGAGAGATTAATTGAAATCACTAAGCGGTTTAGAGATCTTACAACGAACTTCAAAATAGGAGCAGAAACCAACGTTAATCTCAGACGCTCGTTCCAGGGTTTATTCGCCATTCTTGATATTGGCAAACAGGCCTTATTTGCGACCGCGAACGGGCTAGCCTCAATAATAAAATACATCTCCCCGGCTAGTAGTGGACTTCTTTCTTTCACTGGAAATATCGGTGATTTCTTTGTAAGGCTTAATACTGTCATAAAGTCGTCAGACTCATTTAATTCAGCTATCGAAAAGATCGGTAAAATTCTGAAACCAATTGCCGATAGTATTAAGATATCCACAGGTGGTATAGCGGCAATGTTTGGAGCCATTGGCTCAATGGATACGTCCGGTCTTGATTCCTTCTCAGAAAAACTCAAGTCGAGATTCGAACCCCTTACGAAACTCGGAGATCTCGCCGATAGGGCATTCTCAGGTATACTCGAGGGTATAAAAAATGTAGCTCCAACGTTCTACAAACTTGCTAGTATTATAGGAGGAGCACTTGATAGAATAAGGAATAGCATACTCAACGCATTTAACACTGCAGATTTCAACGCGATCTTTGATACATTAAACACCGGTTTATTCACTGTCATACTGGCAGGCATATCAAAATTTATATTCAACCTTGGGGGTGTAGTTAGCAGCGGTGGCGGTATTTTCAGTGGGATCACAGGCGTCTTAGATGGAGTTAAAGCGAGTCTATCCTCATATCAATCATCATTGAAAGCCGGTGTTCTACTCAAAATAGCATTCGCAATTGGTATATTGGCAGTTTCACTCATTGCTATAGCGTCGATTGATTCGGTAAAACTTACAGTTTCTCTCGCCGCATTAACCACAATGTTCGTTGAGCTTTTCGGGGCCATGACATTATTTGAAAGATTTTCAGGTGGATTGGGTTTCTTGACAATGACGAAAACCACAATTGCGATGATTGGTTTATCCACAGCGGTTCTTATTCTATCGGTAGCGCTAACCAGATTAGCTAAATTAGATTGGAATAGCTTATCGGTAGGACTAACCGGAGTCATTGGTATAGCTGGCGTATTATTGTTATCAGCTAAACTATTAGATACTAGCTCCGGAAGTCTAATACGGGCCTCATTAGGATTCATTCTGCTTGGGGCAGCGATACGAATTCTTGTTTCTGCCGTAGAGAGACTAAGTGTCATCAACCAAGACAAATTAACTAAAGGGCTTATTGGTATCGGTATATTAATGACCGAATTAGCCTTATTTATGAAAGCGTCAAATCTTAGCGGAATGGGCGTTATAAGATCGGTTGGTATCCTAATATTCGCGGCTGCTATAAACGTATTAGCTATCGCCGTTAAGAGTTTCGGTGATATTGACCGGAACGCGCTGATCAAAGGGTTAACCAGTATGGGAATTGTAATAGCCGAAGTAACTATATTTGCTAATGCCACACGCAATGTTAAGAACGTATTTTCTACAGCCATAGCACTCACGGTTCTTGGGGCAGCAATGCTTATATTTGGGAAAGCTATTAGTAATATGGGAGACATGTCTTGGGAAGAGATAGCTAGAGGATTAACCGTTTTAGGAAGCGCGTTAGCCATGATAGCGATCACATTCATCGCATTGCCAAAAAATATATTCATACAATCATTAGCGTTTATGGATATGGCGTCTGCCATACTTATGTTATCAAAAGCTTTAGGTATAATGAGTAAAATGTCATGGCCAGAGGTACAAAGAAGCTTAGTCGCATTAGGCGGGTCTATGGCTATTATAGTCTCGTCGTTCGCCCTCATGAAAAACAAGATGCTTGACGCGACCGCCTTGATGATTCTCGTGGGTGCAATAATGGGATTGGCTGTGGCATTGAAAATGCTAGGTGCTATGTCATTAGTAGAAATTGGTGTAAGTTTACTCGCTATGGCAGGGGCATTCGGTATTATTGGATTAGCCGGTTTACTTTTAGCCCCATTAACGCCGGCTATTATGGCATTAGCTTTAGCAATAGGATTGTTGGGGGCTGGTTGTTTAGCCGCCGGACTTGGTGTATCCCTACTCGCTGCGGGACTCGCTGCGTTGGCAGTATCTGGTGCCGCCGGAGCAGTGGCGTTAGTAGCAATCTTATCATCTATTGTGGGTTTGATTCCAGCTCTACTAAAAGCCTTAGCCCAAGGGGTTATTGATTTTGTTAAAGTTATAGGCGAAGGGGCACCTATTGTTGCAGACGCTTTCATAGCAATTGCGCTATCCATCGTGGCAGCGTTAACCACTGTGATACCCATGGTGGTCGAGGCTCTCGTTAAACTGCTAACAACGGTACTTAAAGTGTTAGCGGACAACATACCTCAAATGATTGAGGCTGGTATGAAACTTATTCTAGGATTCTTAAAGGGTATTAAAGATCACATAAAAGAGATAACCGAAACCGCCATCGATGTGATACTACAGTTTATCTCGGGCATTATGTCCAAAATATCAGAGATTGTCGATGCAGCATTCAAAGTAATTATTGGATTTATCAATGGACTAGCGGAGGCCATTAAGAATAATCACGATGCCCTATACTCTGCGGTTGGTAATCTTATCACGGCAATCGTCGTAGCTATTATAGATTTAATGCCTAAGATTATAGAAGTTGGCGGAGATATTATTAGAGGCTTCGTTAAGGGTTTTGCAAAAATGGCAACTGTGTTAGTCGATGCGGCAGTTGGTATTGTGGGAGATGCTGTTCAGGGCGTTAAAGATTTCTTAGGGATACATTCCCCATCCAAAGTATTCGCTGAGATAGGCCAATACTCCGCGGAGGGCTTGGCGAAAGGAATCAAACAAAATACCCCGAAAGCAGTCAAGGAATCGAAAGCTATGGCTAAAGCAGTAGCCGATGCTAGCAAAGCAGAATTTGATAAATCAGTTAAGTGGATCGATGATAAAAAATACTACAAACAACTCAGTCTTTCTGAAGAACTCACTGCTTGGGAGAACCTTCAGAAGAAGTACGTAGAAGGTACTGAAGAGCGTGATAAAGCAGACCGTGAAGCCTATCGAGTCAAACAGGAGTTAATCGAGAAGCAAAGAACGGCGGAGGAGGAGTATTATACAAAGTCTAAAGAGATTAGTGAAAAATTAAAACAAGATATACAGTCTGTAAACGATGAGTATAATCAAGCACTCGCCTCCCGATCGGACACTTTGTATAGAACATACGGTCTATTTGATGAGATTCGAGACGAAGACTCGGCATCCGGCACCGAGCTTATTAATAATCTGGAGACACAGGTCGCGGCTTTTGATGAATGGCAGAAAAACATAACAGAGCTCGCGAAGAAAGGCATTAGTGACGGATTACTCAAAGAACTTCAGGATATGGGACCAACCGCGTTAGGTAAAATTAAAGCGCTAAATCAATTAATCAAACCGGAGTTGGATAAGTACGCTAACCTATGGGAAGAGAAACACGATCAAGCAAAAGAGGCCGCTGTGAATGAGCTCGAAGGAATGCGTATTGAATCTGACAATAAAATTACAGATTTAAATAATCAATCTGATGTGAGTTTGATAGAACTGTTTGATGTATACCAGACGCGACTTTCTGAAATAACAGCAAACACACAAGTTCAACTGGAAGATTTTAATTCAAAATGGGAGACCAAAACCCAAGAATTAAATACTCAGACTAATAAAGATTTTGGTAAAATTGTAACGGACATCCAAAATACTTTTAAAGAACCGGATTGGGCAGGTGTTGGTAAGAATATCATAGATGGTATAATTAACGGTGTTAGAAACCAAGCCATCATGTTATCAAACGCCACCGCCGATGCTGCTAAACAGGCTTTGAATGCGGCTAAGGAGACGCTTGGTATACAATCTCCTTCGAAAGAATTTGCTGAGATTGGCAAATACTCAATGGTTGGCTTCGCAGGAGGATTGCGACAATTTGCTAATCTAGCTGTTAAAGAGGTTGGCAACGTTGGGATCATTGCGAAAGAATCATTACGCGATGCTGTTTCGAACATTGTAAATATCGTAAGCGGGAATCTTGAGCTAGTCCCAACAATTCGTCCAGTTCTCGATTTGACGAACGTCGTCAAAGGGCTTAGATCAACATTCGCTAAGTCTCAGGTTATCAACGTTGATGGAATTAGAAGTAAAACCGAATCTATTTCTAGTATGGATACTAATCGAAGAATTGGTTCGGATTTAAGCGTAAATAAACCATCAGTAAAAAGTGTATCGGGAGGATATCAAGGTGGTGGGTTGGCTGTAACCATCACTAACTTCGTTAATAATCGGACACAAGACGTTCAAGCCTTCGCTGAGGAACTTGAGTTTTACCGAAATCAAATAGTAACAGGAAGGGGTGGTAACTAATGAGCGAACCATATTTTATATACAATAACATTTCTAGTATTGATATGGGGATTTTAGTAAACGAGGTGCCACCCATCATCAAAGTCAATAGAGATATAAATAAGATAGTCATACCAGGAAGAGATGGCTTTCTAACCGAAGACCTTAAAACGTACGGGAGTACAGTCAAAACTTGTGAATGCACTCTTTTAGACATCGCGATGGTCGAACAAGTTCTAGCCTGGTTAGATGGCTCTGGAGAAGTTATCTTCTCAAATCAACCAGACCGGAAATATAAAGCAAGCATTATTAATCAGATCCCATTTAATCGAATCATGCGGCAGTGGTATAAATTCATAGTGATCTTTGATTGTCAACCATTTGGTCTATCTCTTGATCCGAACGTAACCACCCTTGCTGTACCAAGTAGCATTTATAATTGGGGGACGTACGAGAGCAAACCCATTATCAAGGTTTATGGGGACGGCGCAATTGATCTCAGCATTAACGACGCCGTGATCCATCTCGCCAACGTATCAGGATACGTCACAATTGACTCTGATCTAATGGATTGTTTCAAGGATACAACTCTCCAGAATCAAAACATGAGTGGTAACTTTCCTAAATTCAAAATAGGATTAAATACGATTAGTTGGAACGGAGCTGTAAGTAAAGTAGAAATTACTCCTAATTGGCGGTGGATATAATGATTAATATGTACGACAGCAAATGTGCCAACTTTGATAATAACGGTTTAGTTGTGTTGTCGGAGACTACTTCCTGTCTTATAACTGAAGAACTTAACGGTCTGTATGAGCTCGAATTGACTTACCCGCTTGACGAGCGAGGGAAGTGGCAATATCTCTTAGAAGAGAACATCATTAAAGCCGACGGGCAGTTATTTAGGATCTACAGAAAAGTAAAGACTCTAAGTGATATCAAAATTAACGCTCGTCATATTTTTTACGATCTGCTTGGAAATCTAATTGAGAGTTCTGAGTCTACGGAATTATCCGGGGCCTCGACCCTTAATCAAGTCTTGAATGATACCCAATACCCTCACAACTTTACAAACTCAAGCGATGTCGGAGGTATAAAGAGCAAGACATTCACCCTCGTTAATCCTGTCGAAGCGATCATGGGATCAGAAGGAATCATTGCTACATGGGGTGGAGAACTGATTAGAGATAACTTCACAATCACCCTCTTAGAGGCTAGAGGCCTTGATAGAGGCGTCCTAATTAGCTATGGTAAGAATATTCAAGGGATCGAAGAAACCCTCTCTACAGAGGATATGTGTACTCGCTTAATGGCAATCGGTAAAGATAATTTAATGCTTCCAGAGAAATATATTGACAGTCCATATATCAATAACTACCCTTTTCCAAGAATTAAAACTGAGGATTTCTTCGAGATCGGGGTGGATGAAGAACTAGGAATTACAGAGGCGATGGCGATTGAGCTACTAAGAACAGTCGCCATCAATTACCTGATTTCCTCTAAACTCGATATGCCCCAATTTAACTATAAAATTGATTTTATCGAGTTATCAAAAACAGAAGAATATAAGAATTATGCAATTTTAGAAAGTGTTCTTCTCGGTGATTTAGTTACGGTAAAACATCCTAGACTCAACATTGATCTTAGTGCTAAAGTGATAAAGGTAACCAAAAATAGCCTAACCAATAGGCTCGAAAAGATCGAATTAGGAAGTTTCAAATCCAATATGGCCACAAGCATTACCTCCATCATTCAAACGGTAAAGCGAGATTTCGTAAAGGCTAAGAATTACCTGGACCTACAAGTGCAGGAGTTGGACGTGGAACTTTTTGAATTGAGCGAAGATTTAAATAAGTTTTCTTCTGACGGGTACATTTCGTTAGCGGAGGCAAGGACCTTGAAACTTGACCTTTCACAACTCACGGCAGAATCCGAAGATGTCTTACATCTTGCGGAGACACTCGAAATCGTTACGGAAAAAGCCGATTATTCTGACGCGTTGTCCACCTTGACCATTGAGTTGACGAGTAAATGGATCGACCAACCTAACTATCCGATTGTGATTTTACCAGGAGAAATGTCCATTATTAGTGAGCTTTTTAAGAATGTACAGAAGGCTAAGTCTCTACTCATGAATGCAATTGGTAAAGCCAGGCTCGATGATGGAAAACGATATGTCGAGGATCAGGTGACGGAGCTGAACACTGCCCTAAGCGCCTTCCAGGCACAAGTGAATACCTACATTAAGAACGGATCAATTACCGAAGTCGAATCCAACATATTAGACACTTTATTCGTTGCCGTTCAGACGGAATCCGATGATGTCATTGCGATTTCCGATGAGTTAAAACTGATTATCGATGGAACCGATTTATCAGGATTAACATCGGCGGAAAATAGTTATAAAAGCGCAATTACCAACACCCTAGACTCAATCGACGAGTGGCTCGATAGATCTTCCGCTACCTATCCAATCGGAATTAGCGTCAATAAAGGGAAGATCGTAAATAACAATTTAAAGGAAGTTGAATTAACAAAAACCGCATTAAACACCATAATTATTCAGATTAGAAAGGATAACGAACTTGATTATACCGATCAACAGGTTTTTGAAGCTAACGTTGCAATTGTTTCCATGCAAATGGATATCGCGACATTCGCAAAGGGGAATTTAATTACCTACGATGAATCGGTTTCGCTGAAAGCGTCATTTGATAAAATTATTGCTGAAAGCGCTGACGTTATAGAGGCTGCAAACACGCTAGTTGTTAGCGCTACTATTATTAACGCTTATCAAAATTCTTTGACTGGAACTATAGCCTCTTGCGGTACGGACGGACTAGAAGTTGAACTTGCTAAATGGGTTGATCTATCTCTGGATAGTTACCCCAAGAGGATGAAAACCACTGAAAAAAAAGCGCTGCTCGGCAAGTTCAAAGCTGTCATGAGCACCAAAGTTACTTTGGCCAATTCTATATCACTGAAGACTCCTGAGTATTCGATAGATGGTGAACTATTTGTACGAGGGACAGGTGCGAATAGGAACGCTAGTCGTGCACTAAAAATAAATAAAAAGACCATTAGTGCTAGTAGTGCATCTGGCAGAGGATTAATGTTAACCGTAATTAGTAGAGACGATTTGTCTATCATATTTACACAGCTATATGATACATTTTTAGATGATACGGGGCGAGATGCATTAGCGACAAAATTGGATACCTTAGACGACTCAATAATTGTGGTTCTGACATCTTATAATTCTATTGGTTGGAACCTCAATCTGTTAACTTCTGTAATAAGATGTGGTGGAACAGGAACGGATACCGGTATAGGTGAATTCCCCTATGCCTTAGTGGGAATACCCGGAATTTACAAAGGAACCGCATTGGAAGTATTTTCATCAAGTGACAATAATGCGCCTTATGCTGATATATCTACTAAAATTGTAGATGGAACTCCATTCGGCATTGCTATGGGGAGTTCTTATTTGGCTGCGGAAGCTCAATTGGCTGCGGATCTAGCTCAAGAAGATGCAGATGCTATGAATAAAATCATAACTGATATTGCACAAGGTGGAAAATTCACTTCTTCTGAAAAGAAAACTGTGTTAAAAGAGTGGAATATTATTATTGCTGAGAAGGACGGTATTTTAAGTCAGGGTACTATTTATAGCACAATTGATTATCCATCGATTCCTAGCGCACGGGTTATCTATCAAACTAAATATGACACTTTAGATTTATACATTTCACCATTATTAGTAAATATGAAAATCACCTCGATTATTGATTCCGTAGAATTTCAAATTAAATTTAAAGATTATTTTGACGCGAGACAAGCACTTTTGACAACAATTGCCACAGTTGCAAAAACATATATCGATGACGCTGTTGTTGGACTAAGTGAAGCCATAGACGGGTTGGCTGTGGAAATAAATAACGCATTAAGTGACGGTTTGGTAACTGAAAAGGAATCCAAAAGTCTTGCGACAGATCTAAGTTTGGTGATTGCTGAATCTAATCCACTAATAGATATCGCTACGACACTGGGCTTGACTAATATCAAACCTAATGAAAAAACAGATTATCAAGATGCTTTATCTGACCTTGGAATCCTACTCAATACTTGGGTAGGGAAAGCGAGCACAGCGTACCCAATTGCCATAACCGCTTCGCAAAAACTCGATGTACAGGCAAAATTTGAGAATGTACAAAGTAAGAAATCCACTCTCCTTAATAAGATATCATCACTTCAGGTTGATAGTGTAAAAATTGGAGGGAGAAATTTAGTTGTAAATAGTATAGGGTTAAGGGGGACTTTCGGTTGGGTTGGATCTCCTGTGCCTGTAGTGGTTGATAGTAAACAAGCATTACAAGTAGATAATTCAACATTAGTAGAAAAAAGAGCATACACATCAATAAGATTCAATTTAAAACCTAATACTCAATATGTGTTATCAGTATCAGTTAAAGGAGACGGAAATTCGACAACATATGATATTTTTGTACTTGGAAGAACGTCTACAGGTGTTTCGAATTACGACATTATAATTCATAGTCCATATTCCGAACTCACTACAACTTTCGCAAAAAGCACATACGTATTCACAACTCCATCTGTAATAGTTGATGGGTTTGTGGCAATAGATAATAATGCAACTATAACAAATGGTGTAAACTGCTCAGTATGGTTTAGTGAAATAAAACTAGAAGAAGGGAATAAAGCTACCGATTGGACTGCAGCACCAGAAGATATTGATGTTTTAATTAATACTGCACAACAAGATGCAGACACAGCAAATGCATTATTAGCTGACATTGCCGATGATAGCAAGATAACTCCCGTTGAGAAGAAAGCAGTATTAAGAGATTGGCAAATAATCGATGCGGAGTATTCACCGCTTTATAATCAGGGTGTAAATTACGACTTAACTACTGACAGCAATAATTACTTAGCAATGCATTCTGATCTATATAATTATTTGTATAACATCGCTCCTTACAACACTTATCCGGTTCTTCTAACAAATATGGACGTTACAACGAGCATAGATGGAGAGTATTTTAGAGGAAAATTTACTTCGTATTATAGTGCAAAAATGACATTATTAAATAAACTAGCTGCTAATATGACAGTTAAAGAGATAGTTGTACCTTTGTATTACCCAGACAATACTTCGTATGTCAGTACCTCAACCTACACCCACGCTAAAGCTGTTCGTTTAGGTTCATCGACTTTGGATGATATAATAACTGGCACAATAACGTATTCGAATGTGCTTTCCATCCTAAAAAACTGGCCCGAAGGAACACAGTTTGCTTTCCAAGCAGCTCTTAGTTCGAGCGGAAGCGGAGATTATGCTCAAGTTGAACTGATAAGAATAGACCAAAGTCTTCTTGACGGAGGAGCTGGTGCTGTCTCCATCTTGACTTGGGTGTCGGGTAATAATACGGTTCAAAAAACGCTGAGAACTGATGCTACGTCGTATTTTACCAATCTTAATGCCGGCGATTTATTAGGCGTTGCTTTTAAAGCAAACACTTCCGGTTACACAGCAAAATTGTATAAAGCTGAATTAATTATTATACCAAAAGGGGTGTGATATAATTTGTTGTACATGTATAAAGAAGCTGATGGTACAATTAGGGGGTACGGTAATAGCGTCAATCCCCCAAATGACTTTCCTAATTTAACTGTCGTTGAGATTACTGACGCAGAAAAATTACCTTATGTGCAGCAAGCAAAAATAGAAGAATTGAATATCGATTGTAATCAAGAAATACTTAATGGATTCACTTCATCGGCAAGTGGAGCAGCACACGATTATGAATTCAATGAAGAATGGCAAAGATATTTAACTCAACAAGCAACGGCATTCCTTCTAGATGACACATTAAGTGGAATTGATTGGAAAACCAAAGATGCCGGAATGGTTCCTCATAATCGATCACAATTTATCCAATTATTCAAAGAAGCTAACGATTTTAGGAATACAAAAATAAGTAGATTGGATGATTTTGAAAATCAAATCGCATTAACAACTGCGTCGACTATGGGCACAATTGTTTCCATAGAGTGGTAAGTAAATGGAATATGATTGTGGGATGATCTTAAGAAATGGGAGGTGCTTACCATGGAGAATAGGCATAAAATAAATCTTGATTTTAAACAACGATCTTTTAGCAATATTAATTTTGTACAAAACAATATTGATACTGGGGTGCTAGAAATCACCATAACCGATGGCGGACAAGTGGTAAACGTCACAGGACAAACGGTTTCGTTCGCTTTCCTGAAGGCTGACCAAACGCTAGTAATACAGGATAGCACCACAGGGGTTAGTATCGTGGATGGACCAAATGGGAAAATTCAGTGCATCCTAAAGTCAAATAGCATTGCTGCCGTAGGAATAGTTAAAGCCGAAGTAAGTTTCTCTCTAGATGGTAAGAAACTAAGCACCGGAACTTTTAATTTTACAGTTTCGAGTTCGATCGATAACGGAGCTGGTTTACTTAGCACCAACGAGATCGCGTTGATCGATGCTAAGATCGTAGAAGCGACTAACGCGCTTACGGCTATGAATGCCAACGAAGGGTCAAGGTCGAGTGCTGAGGTGACTAGATTAGCAAGTGAGTCGATTAGGGTGACTAATGAGCAGGGGCGTGTAGCTGCTGAATCAGAAAGGGTTTTGGAGGAAAGCGGTAGAGTCAGTGCGGAAATTATTCGCGTCGACTCAGAGGATACTAGAATTACGACTGAGACTAGCAGAAATACAGCCGAAATAGCAAGAAATAGCTCTGAAAGTGCAAGATTCACAAGTGAAACTAGCAGGGTTTCAGTAGAAAGCGCAAGAGTTGGCGCGGAAGCCTCAAGAGCTAGTGCGGAGTCGACAAGGGTTACAAATGAAGCTACCAGAATCTCACAAGAAGCAAATCGCCAGGGAACTTATAACACGGGTATCCTAATTTGGCAAACACCTGTAGCAAATTTTGCTGCCCTTGCATCCACTTACCCCGCCCCCTCTGCAGGTTGGTGTGCTCAAACTTTGGATAACAACCAATGGTATCGGTATAGCGGAACTACATGGGAATACAAAGGTAATTTTAGCATAACTGGTGCTGCAACAGTTGTTTCTTTAAACGATATTGATAAGGCGAAAGCATATATTGTTCGTAATCAAAAGCACTCAGGAGTTGTCAATTACTTACCTATTACCACAGGTTCAACCGCAAATTTAAACTCAATCACAATCCCCGAAACAACCTATTCAGTCAATGGGTATGAGATAAAAATGCCATTGACAGTTTTAACATTCCCAACGGCTCCGACTACGGAGACATGGGACGATTCAGTCTTCTTGGAAACATATTTTCCAGCGACAGGCAATGGTTATACTATGGCCGGTAGATATCGTACCGTATCAAATGTTAATTTTAAAGATTTTGTGAATGGTTTGGAACCTAGAGGCGGATCCCCGCTAGTGACAAATTATGCGGTTCAGGCACAGGGTGGAAATGCAGCACCATTGAGTTATGTTGATAGCTGGACTGCTACTGGTAATTTTACACAGTATGGAGCATTTTATGATAGATTAAGTAGAACAACAACCTCTATAGTCGAAAAAATAATATATT